TGGCGAGCGGGGTTCTTCCGGCTTTCAGTTCAACGACTACGATAATTGGAATTCGAATTCGAACGTCAGCTCTCACCTATGCTAGACAATATGCTATCGCAGACCATGCCTCTCGGCAAAAAATCACGACATCAATCTAAGGCGTTGGTATCCCGATAGCAATCGGGAGAAGGCGACTTATGACAAGCAAAGGCAATGAAGAGAACAGGTAACATATATCACAGCATCACGAGCCTGGCTAATCTCCAGGAGGCCGATCGCAAAGCGAGGAAGGGCAAGCTCGACACATACGGAGTGGTCCAGCATGATCGCAACCAGGAGGGCAACCTGCTGGTGCTCCAGGACCAGCTGGCCAGCAAGACATATCGCACGTCGACATACGACATTTTCAAGGTGCACGAACCTAAGGAGCGGATCGTCTACCGCCTGCCATACTTCCCCGACCGGATCGCTCACCATGCCATCATGAATGTACTCGAGCCCATCCTGGTCAACTCATTCACCGCCGATACCTACAGCTGCATCAAGAAGCGTGGGATCCATTTACTACTGAATAACCTGCGGCACGACCTGAAGGACGTCGCCGGCACCAGGTACTGTCTCAAACTTGACATAAAGAAATTCTATCCCAGCATTGATCACGATGTTCTGAAGCAATTGCTGAGAAGGAAGTTCAAGGACCCGGATCTCCTGTGGCTCCTGGACGAGATCATCGACAGCGCCCCTGGTCTGCCTATCGGAAACTACCTGAGCCAGTACCTGGCCAACTTCTATCTCTCATACTTCGATCATTGGATCAAGGAGGAAAAGCGCGTTAAGTATTACTACCGCTACGCCGACGATATCGTAATACTAGACAATGACAAGCCCCGGCTACACTCGCACCTGCAGGAGATCTCGAACTACCTGCATGAGATGAAGCTGGAAGTGAAGGAGAACCACCAGGTGTTCCCCGTCGATGCCCGCGGTATTGACTTCGTTGGCTACGTCTTCTACCACTCGCACATCAGGATCCGGAAGGCGATCAAACAGAACTTCGCCCGCAAGCTTAGCCGCAACCCCGACGATAGGTCCACAGCCTCCTACCTCGGCTGGCTGGGCCATGCCAACGCAAAGCACTTAACCAAAAAACTCACAACCCATGCACAACTTCAGTGACTTCAACATCAAGCCGAAGGTGAACAACTTCGTCGGCGAGAAGATCCAGATCCAGAAGCTGTTCAACCTGCAGATCCTGGTCCTGCACTACAATATCCAGGCTTCTAAGAAGAAAGAAGGAACGCAGCTGCTGACGCTTCAGATTGAAAAAGGTGGCGAGAAGCGTATAGTCTTCACCGGCTCCACGGTTATGATGGAGCAGATCCAGCGTGTATCTGAGGACAAGTTCCCGTTCACTACTGTCATCAAGGGAGACAACGATTACTTCGAGTTCACCTGATGAGATCCACGATTCTCACCAAGCGCAAGATCGAGCACCTGTTCCATCACATCCTGGACGGGTTCAAGAGCTCAGCCGAGGGACTGAAGTTTCTCAGGCGCGACGGCATCATCCAGGACCCGGAATACCTGGAGCTGCTCGAGAAGAATGCTGAGCGTTTGATCGAACGGATCAACGAGTTCAAGATCATCCACAAACTGACAAGCGTATTCTTTGCAGGCTTGTTCACCTGGTGCCAGGTCGGTGGCGAGGATCTGGACATGCGCCGAGCCAGCAGGACCCGGACCAGGAGAAGGAACGAAACAGAGCAGGTATGGCAAGGCTAAACTATTTTTCAAACTATGCAATCAACCACCCAACGAAAAGCCGTTAACTCAAATCGCACCAGGTTCACGATCCATGTGTTTCCGCATCTGAAGAAATTCATTGCGAAGACCTATGGCGCCGGCGTGATCAGGACCGAGGAGTCCACTGTGCTCGGGCGATTGGTCACTGCCACCCTGCGCGAAAAGAGAATCAGCAAGTTTAGTGCGATCGACTGGCCGCATCACCTGAAGCCCTCAGAGAGCCTGACGATTCAGTTGACAGTCGAACAGGCTCGCCTCAGTCCGCGGCTTAACAAGCTTGATCGTATCAACCTGGACATGGACAAGGTGTTTAAGGAAAGCCTGGCCGGCTGGATCCTCGCACAAACCGAGGCGGGGAGAATGGCATATACCGCTTGCAAATCGTTTCTTGAGTTCTACGGGATCGACGATAATGAGTACAGCCTTGATGCTGCGTACAAGTATTACCAGCGCTCCAAAAGGAACTAGCAGATTTCGGGTGAATTATGTCCTAAATCCAGCAGAATTATGTCCTAAGGCTTGATTCTGTTTCAGAATTGCTTCACAACCGCCATGTCCTAAATCCCCGGGCGCGACCCTTCCACTTTTGCGATCGTGGGATACGTTCTGCCGATCACCCGTTTATCTAACTCCGACAACCTTGCCGGGCTCCTGGAGATCCAGGTATGCCCCAAGTCGCTGATCACCGCGATCCCGGCGCCGGTGAATGGAACGGTTTACGGTGATGTCACTTTTAGCCCAGGTGCCGGGTTTGTCAAATGGGAGGCCACCCTGGAGCGTGCCAGGGTAAGCACTCAGAAAGACCGGACCCCGGACGGCTTCTCGGCAAAGAACCAGCTGCCGCTCAGGATCCCGAAAGACCGTGCAGATCTGCGCTACATGTTCGACCTGATGGAGCGCGATGAATTCATACTGATCATCAAGTACCCGAACGGCAAGCAGAAGATCTTCGGCACCCTGAACAGGCCGGTCCAGTTCCTGTATAATCACGACAGCGGCGAGACGTTCGATTCGAAGAACGAATACGAGTGCACGTTCTATTTCGAGGGGCCGGATAACATCTTCTTCTACGACGGATCCGTGGGCGAGCCACCGGTGGGAACGGCGCCGGTGGTGGTTAAGATCAACGGGATGGTGGTCGCTGTCCTAAATGCGGGGCAGACAATTAACATACTTACGGACTACGACTGGGAGGATTTCTTTGAGATCACATGACGCCTGAAGAAGCCAAGCTTGCCATCCGGGATGTCCTTCAGCCCAGGATCACGAAGGAGAAGGAAGCAGAGGCGATGGATATCATCATCGACCTGGTCGCAGAGAGATCACACTACCGGGGCCGGTTCGATTACTCAGCTGGATCCTTCCCTGAGGAAGGAGGCAATGGTCCCGATGGAGTGTATGCTGAAGGAGACTTCTTCATAGGATCGGATGGAGCAGCTGGTGTCCTGAAGGACGAGAACGAGGACCCGATGGAGGTAGCAGGAAGAATCACAGGGACGGCGCTCGTGACAAACCCTGGACAATTGGGAATAAACTGGAAGCTCAACCAAGGGTAAGAACAAACTCTAAACCAATACAACGAAATGAAACAATCCGATCTTTTCTCAATCAACTGGCGCGATGTATTGCGAGCACTTGTGATTGCGGCGCTAACGCCTGTTCTATTTGCCCTGGAAAAAGCACTCACAAACGGTGCGCAATACACCCTGCAAGAATACGGGTATATGGCAGCGGCCGGCGCTGTGGCTTACCTGGTTAAGAATTTTCTCACTAAACCTGACGTGAAATGAGGCCGCTGGCCATCGCATTCGTCATGGCGTCGCTGACATCGTTCAGTCAATCGACCGACTTCCAGATCTACACTAAGATTGACGCCATGTCCACCTACCAGGTTGGATACATGAAGTCGCTGATTGACACGGTGGTGAAGAGTAAGGTCAGCCTGCTGAAACTCAATGCCTCCGACTTCAATGTGTCTGGAACAGGTGCGGTGACTTTTGACTACACCAATAGTCAGAAGGCAACAACCTCGACGCCAGGAATCCTTACGGATACAGATTGGGATACGTTCAACCTCAAGCAGAACGCGCTGTCACTGACGGCCGACCGGTTACCGTATGCGACCGGGGCGAGTACGTTGGCGAACGGCCCGTATTGGACCAACTCAACACAAAGTTTTGCGGCGGGTGGTGCGCCAACGAACGGAACCTTGTGGCAGATAGAAGCCAAGACCGCAGATACCAACGCGGGGTTAAGGGCGACACAAACTTCAACAGGAAGCGTAAGCCTTAACCTTGTTCGGTTGGGGGGGATGACATCGGATTGGAGTCTTTACGGTCCATCAGGGTCGTCCGATGTTAGATTATATTCAGGCGCAGACCGTTTCACCTTCACCACGGCGGGAATACTAACCGCAACAGGTCAACTTCATGCAGGGGCCGGATCGTTCTCAGGATGGTCTATTGAATCAAGTGTGAACATTTCTGTTGGTGGAGGAAATACTGATGCTGTAACAATAAAGAATGCGGGGTCGGATGGTGTTGGATTCTTGGCAAATCGTACAGGCGGGACTGCGAGTAACTGGTTTATGCACCTTCCTGCTGGACAAACATACTTGGCGTTTCAGGAAAACGGGAATGACCGTTTCACCTTCACCACAGGCGGAAACTTCACAGCAACCGGATCAGGCTCTCAGGTCGGACTGCATGCAGTCAATACAGGAACAGGTGAGGCGTTTTTAAAAATTGAACGCGATGGCGGTATTGCATCGGAGTGGTATATCTACACCCCGGCTGGATTAACCGACTTGAGATTTTTTGACAATGCCGCAGACCGTTTCACCTTTACAACGGCGGGGAACTTTATAGCAACAAATGCAATAGGGATAGGTGCGACTCCTTCCGGGGATGAAGTCTTGCTTGTCCAAGGAAGTTCGGCGTCTAGTGTTCTGACACGTATTACAAATACCGGAACAGGACAGGTTGAACTTAATTTGAATCGTACAGTGGGAATACCTACTAATTGGGGTATATATGGGCCAGAAGATTCAGATGAGTTAAGATTCTTTTCAGGAGCAGACCGTTTCATTTTCACCACGGCGGGACTGTTCACGGCGGCGAGTTTGCAGGCAACAGGATTGGCAAGTGGACAAGTTGTAACCGTTACTACGGGGGGGTTATTGACCAGCACATCGAGTCTAAGTGTAAATAATCTTAACGGAGGTTCCGGCGCGAGTTCCTCTACTTTTTGGAGAGGTGATGGAACGTGGGCAACAGCCGGGGGCATAGGTGGTTCAACAGGGTCAACTGATAACGCTGTCCTAAGAGCAGACGGAACTGGTGGTGTAACAGCACAAAGTAGTGCGCTTGTTATAGAAGATGATGGTGACTTGTTGCTTGGATTGACAACCACGCTTGGAAGTTCCAGATCAGTAACACCGCGGGGAACCGCATCAGATATTACTGTGGCTATTTTCGGAAAGGGTTCTGGTGGTCTTCAGGTGTCAGATGGAACAGGCACAGGCAATCCAGGGTTGATCGTCCAATCTAATTTGGCGCGTTTATTAACAACAGATGACATACAGTTGTATTCAACCACGGCCTTGACAAGTACAGTACAGTATGTAGATATATTTCACTCAACAAGTGGTACACCAGCTAATGGATTGGGAGTAGGCTTCAATTTTTTAGTAGAAAACTCTGCCTCCGGAATGCCAATAATAGCTACTCTTGAATCTGTCACGACAGACGTTACAAGCGGCTCTGAAGATGCTGATTTAATGATGAAGTTAAGGGCCGCTGGTACAACGGCAGAGAAATTTAGATTTGGCGGTGACGGCGCATTTTACATCGGCCCCGCAGCAACAAACGGATCGTGGAGAATTATCCAAAGCGGTGACGACCTTCTTATTCAACAACGCGAGGCCGGAACGTATGTAACCAAGTCAACAATTCCCGGAGCATAACAACACATACCATGAAAGCAAAATTCCTTATTCTCGCCTTCGCCCTTGTGGCCTTCACCGCAAGCGCACAGACAATTGCGGTCAAGTTCGAGAGTGCAGAGCATTGCAAACTCGTAGCGATCAAACGCGGGTGGACGCCGACCGTAACGGTTGACAATGAAGTCAAGCCGAACCCGGAAACCCCGGCTAAGTTCCTCACCCGTAGGTTGTGGGAAGAGTACGATAACCTTTTGGAACTCGCCATTAAGGAACGTGTCAAAGAACACCTTTCTAAAGCCGTGCAGGATTCCGTCACGCTGATCCGGGCGAAGGGCGCAATCATCAAACAGTAACCACCCATGAAGTACGCAATCCTTTTCCTCCTGACGCTCTCCCTGTCTGCCGCCGCGCAGAAGAAAGACTCAATTGTCAATCTGGACCCCTGGCAGCTCGAGCAGTTAAAGAAGTTCGACGACACGTCCAGGGAAATTGACAATGCCATGCAGGTGAACATTGTCAAGAAATATCAACTCGATGCCACTTCGAAGGATATTGAAACGGCCGCCCAGGTGAACGAGTCCAACAGGAAGACATTCTTCAAAGCGCTCATCGGCCGTGACGTCACCCCACAGGACAGTGTGACCTACGACCAGGGTAGAATAGTGATCCACAAGCGAAAGGCAAAAAACTAACAAGGACTGCCCGAAAGCATTGGGGGAAATAAGCAACAACCCAATACTTTCAAATGTCAAAAACTCCAATTACGTACTACGGAGGGAAGCAGAAGCTTCTCTCCACCATCCTTTCAAAGATCCCGGATCATAACCTTTACTGCGAGCCCTTCCTGGGCGGCGCAGCGGTATTCTTCGGCAAACAGCCAAGCGAGGTTGAGGTGATCAATGACACGAACAAGGAGCTGATCAACTTTTACCGTGTGTGCAAGGAGCGGTTCCTGGATCTGCAAAGCCTGGTGAGGGTAACGCTTCACAGCCGGAAGGCTCACCAGGACGCCAATGTCATTTATGCCAACCCTCACCTTTTCACTGATGTGCAGCGTGCCTGGGCAGTGTGGGTGATGAGCTCACAGTCCTTCAGCTCTATCCTGGACGGCAGCTGGGGCTATGACAAAGGCAAGCGCACTACTACCAGGAAGATCACAAGTAAGCGGGAGCAGTTCAACGAGGACCTGGCTATCCGCCTGCAGGACGCGCAGATAGAATGCGCGGATGCGCTGTACATCATTACGAGCCGCGACACTGACAGGAGTTTCTTCTACTGTGACCCTCCATATTTCAACAGTGACTGCGGCCACTACGACGGGTATTCCATCGAGGACTTTGAGAAGCTGCTGAAGACCCTTGCCGGCATCAAGGGTAAGTTCCTTCTTAGCAGCTATCCCTCACCGCTGCTGATGAAGTTTGCCAGAGAAATGAAGTGGCCCCAGTGGAGCCTGGAGAGCGGCGTTACGGTGAACAAAAAAAGCGGGTATATGAAGAGAAAGGTGGAAGTGCTCACGGCCAACTATCCGATATAAAGAAGCCCGGCCTGTTTAATGTTAACGCGAATCAACAGAAAACCTCACAGAGTGAGTGGCCGGGCTATGGGGGAAATAAGCCTCTTCCGAACTCCTCTGTGAGGTTCGCCTTCTGTTGATTCGCTCTGCAAATATAAGGAGGGTACGGCCATGTCCTAAATCCCCTCCCAGGCATCGGATAGCTTCGTCGTCGTAAATGCTCAACCTGTTCCAATACCGTTCATGGGCTCTTGCTGAAGCTTACTTCAGCAGGATGGCACCCCTGCTGCGGAACGCTGCAATCCATGGGCACGACCTGGTGAAGAAGCAGACAATGGGGGACTTTGTTCCTCGCATTGAAGCGCTGCTTCAGGCATTGAATCCAGACACGGACAGAGTAGCAATCACCTCAGATCCTTGGACTGGCGAGACGATTATTCCAACTGTAAAAGTTGGCGGTCAGACGATCGCAATAATTCCAATCATTGGGCCTATCACAAAGAACGGGGACGCATGTTCCTACGGCGGGCACGACTACCAGAGGTTTATCGCCAAGGTCAACCTTGACGAGAAAGTTGGTGCCATTGTACTCCTTATGGATACTCCAGGCGGGACTGTAGACGGAACCCCCGAGCTCGCTATATCCATCAAAAGCAGCACGAAGCCCATCGTTGTTTTTGGTGACTCAATGGTTGCCAGCGCAGGAATGTGGTTGGCCAGCCAGGCCTCCTACATAATAGGCAACAAGAACAACCCAACCAGCTTCGGTAGCATCGGCACTTTGATGATCAGTGAGAACTGGAAGAACGTGATGGATGCTGGCAATTTTCCGAACGTAGAAATTATCCGTGCGCCCCAGAGCACAGAGAAGGCGCTTATCAACTGGATCGAGCCGCTGAGTGAGGAGCTCCGCGCAGAACTGAGCGACGAGCTGAAGAACGTGACGAACGAATTTATCCGGGTTGTCAAGGAGGGTCGTGGCGATAAGCTTAATACGAAGCTCGATGGTTTGTTCAAAGGGAGGATGTTCGATGCTGGCATTGCTAAGCAGAACGGATTGATAGATGGTCTGGGCACCATCCACACGGCCATAAACAAAGCTGCTGAACTGGCCCGGCAGAAATCAAAAGAAGGCTCCAACGTATCTACCAATACAGGTGCACAATCAAATATGAAGTTCAAGTTTTTGTCTAACCTCTTTTCGGGCGAGGCCTGGAATAAGGTAGCCGGCATCTTCTCGTCTGAAGAAGATCAGAAGACCTTGGAGGCCACTGAAAAGAAGGTGGCAGACCTGGACGCCGAGATCACCCGCCTCAAGGATGAGGCTAAAGCGACTGGTGAGAAGATCACCGCGCTTGAAGCAACCGTTTCTGGGCAGACCGCTCAGATCACCACACTCGAGGGAGAAAAGAAAACTCTCCAGTCGAAGCTCGATGAGAAGCCGAAGGGCGAACTCACCACAGTAATCGCCGATGCCAACAAGGAGGCAAAAAATGCCAACGAGCAGGAAGGCGAGAAGAAGGGTCAATATGCAACATCGGTCGACGCCGATGCCAAGAAGATCCGCGAAGACAAAGCAAAACTTTCAACCTACAAATAAGATGAAACGGCTAATCGCACTTTCCTTCGGGCTCTTCCTCATAGGGCTCAGCATCGCAACAGCCAACCCGGCGCCGCTGTTGCTAACACTTCCCAAGTCTCCCAGCCAGCTGGTAGTACTGAAGTTGTCAGATGCAGATCTCAGCGCCATCACCTCCTTTGCTGCCAACAACCAGGCCGCACTCATCGCGTCCCTGGTCAATGGCCTTGATATCGCCAACGACATCATGGTGCAGCCCAATGTGAAGAACAAGATCCCGATGCCGAAGTTGAAAGTCGGCAATGGGTTCCGGCCATACAGTGGACTGCAGGAGTTTAAGGTAAAAGGCCTCACGTACTCTGACCGCTTCCTGGAAGTGAAGGTCGGTAAGCGGGAGCTGCAGATCGATCCGGAGGATTACAGAGGCACCTACCTGGCCTGGTTGAATTCGCCTGGATCCAGTGCGGCAAAGAAGGACATTCCGTTCGCACAGTTTATGTGGGGACAAGTGATCCTGAACATGCAGCGTGAGATGAACGACGAAACGGCTTACCACGGCTTCGACAGCTCCGCAGTTGAAGACTTCGACGTCCTTGAGACGTATGCCGCCGCCACGTTCGACAAGGTGAAGTTTGCCACGGCAACCGACAACCCCAACGCGGTGAAGGACTACTGGATGTGTATCGACGATACACTCGCCGGCGAAAGTCCTGACACAGATCCGGACAAGTGGCAGAATGTAACAGCTCGCGCTGTTGCCCCAGGCATTGAATCGTACATCCTTGCCGGCATCGACGATACCTCGATCGCCCCAGTAACCACAGGTGCAATTACAAACGGCGCCGGTGTAGCTATTGCCGCATTCAAAAAACTGTTCCGTGCGTTCGGACCCGCTTACAAGAACAATGGCATTATCACGAGCTGCTCGTACACCGACTGGGAACTCCTTATGGATGATCTCGGCGACAAGTACAAGGCGCTGCGCAATGACGCCTCCGAGAACGGTTACCTGGTGTTACCGGAAACCAACAAGAAAGGCATCGTTAAGCCTGCCACCTGGTTGGGCACGTCCCGCCGGTTGATCGCCGGTCCCTACATGCCTGGAGATCCTACCCGCCACACGAACCTTTACATGGGCACAGATTTGCTTTCGGACTCAAGCCAGATATCCGTTAAGGATACTGAACTGTGGAAACTGAACGCAGGCCTTAAGGTTTGCATGGGTTTCCAGATCCAGGACATCGAGGCTATCAAGGTCGGAGACCAGGTATAAAGCCATGGGAAAGAAGAATACCAAAGCCTCTGCAGTGACAAGGCTCACTGCAGAGGAAATTGGAAAGCTGTCTCCTGAAGAACTCAGGGAGTACGCTTCCAAGCTCTCAGAAAACGCCGATGCCCTCGAGAAGGACAACGCCGCGAAGAGCAAGGAGCTCAAGGCCCTCGCCGTAAAGACCAAAACCCTGAAGCCCGTAAGCTTTGAGGTCGAATCCGAGGATGGTAAGAAAACGCTCACGTACGAGTTTACGGCCCCTTCACTGACATGGGACGAGAACAACAGGGTGTACAACATCCGCAAGTTGTCGGAGTCCGAATCGAAGGCTGACCAGCAGCTCTATGAAGAGATATGCGCCAAGCTTGTGCAACGCAATTCAGGCCTGGTGCGCCTGAGAAAAGAGGCCTGACATGAGACTGCAACACTTGATCATATTTTCACTGGGCATGCTGATCGTATCAGCGTGCCTGGTGTTTGCCACGCCGGCGCCGGCGTTGGTGGCCTTCATGCCCATAGCAAAACCGTGGACAATGTCACTGGCGCTGAACGATCTGTTGTTCACACAAGGCAAGGACAACCTGGCCGGCCTCGTGGGCGAAGTGTATGCGTGTCCTTCCGAGGATATTGATACGCTGCCGGCATTGGCCGCTGCGACAAGTCTGAAGACCGCCGCTGTGGACATTGTATGCAAGGCTGGAAAGAAGTTCAACCGTATTTACTTCACTGACGAAACAGCCATCTATACACCGAAGACAATCGGTGAGCGTGATGGCAAGGGTCGTGAGTCTAAAGTGATGGGTCGCTATCCGGCTTTAGGCACCGCACTTGCTGACTTTGTCAGGCAGTACCAGAACACACCCAGCGTGATAATCTTCCGCCTGGCCGCGACCGGGAAGCTTTATATGATTGGCGTGAGCCAATTGGATATCGCAACCACCGAGCTATCCCTGGCAATTCCCGCGTACTTCGAAGAGGCCGAAGGCTCCTCCGGGGATAAGCGTGAAAGCCAGACCGGCACAACCATTGGCTGGAGATATGCCGGGTCGCACGATGCTGTCGAATACGCCGGCGATGTACCGCTGGTGGCAGCGTGATGACAAGAGTTCGCCTGCGAGTTCGGCCATGCCGACCATTGTTTGCAGCGCGGACTACCTGGTGAAAGCATAGGTTTGGTTTTTAGTTAAAACGAAAAGGGCCCTGGTGAGTGGGGCCCTTTTTTCGTTGTGGCCATGTCCTAAATCCACGCCTCGGATGTCGATAGTTTGGCTTCGTGGAAATTGATATCGGTACCGTTCTGAACCATTTCGACAACACCGTGGACGAGCAGACCCTTGAGGTGAGAGAGTACGGACTGAAGTTCCTGACTGCTGATGGAAGGGTTCGCACCATTCGCGCCCGCAAGCAAGTCAAGTACCCAAAGCTTCCCAGGGAAGGCGGGAGCAAATCACCTAAGGCACAATTCAACCTGAAGCGCAACGGCGCCATCCTGGTCGGTGACCTGGATCTCGGCCAGCCGCGGACGGTAAAGGTTGCGTCCATCGCCTTCTTCAGGAATCATGGAGGCACAACCTGGCAACCTGTGAGACATTGAGCAAGCCACCAAACGATATCACCACAGTTCAGATGAAAGACCTCGGCGGAGGCTTCTATGTGAGCGAAGTCACCGGCGCTGTTTATGAAACGACGAAGGAAGCTGTTGAGCCCGATGCCGGCAAGCGCAGCATAAGTGCAAATCCCTGGGCGCGGTGGGGATCTGACAATAACTATCCGCAGAAGCTGATCGATGCGGTGATGGGCGGAACTGCGGCTTCGGAGATCGAGACCAAGCAGTTCCTTCACTATGGTCTCGGTCCATTCTTTTTTAGAAGAAAGGTTGACGATAAAGGAAAAGAAAACATCGAGTTCATTGCTGAAGAGTCGCTGCCTGAGGAGATACAGGAATTCCTATGGCTGAATGACTGGCCAAACTTCATGCAAGGAACGGTCGCTGACTTCGAGTGGTGGCATGCCTACTACGTGCAGTATGTGAAGAACGGCATGGGCAAGATAGCCCAGGTGAAGTGGCACCGGATGAAGGACTGCCGGCCGGAGCTGAGAGATCCGAAGACAGGCAAGATCAATAATGTGTATATCTCCGGCATGTGGCCAAGTCCCATGGATGGCGAGTACGCTGTTGTGCCCACATTCGATCCTCGCGATGCTGCCAGCGACTACGGGATGTACAAACATCAACTGGTCAGCATCGACAAGGATTATTTTCCCCAGCCGGCCTGGCACGGGATATCGAAGTGGCTCTACGTGGCGAGTAAAATTCCTCGATGGATCCTGGCCAACATCGACAACTCGATCAACATCAAATACCACGTGAAGATCCCGCTGGGATACTTCATGCAGCGCTGTCCCCTGGAGGCATACAAATCGGAGGCCGAACAGAAGAAGGCGATTGCTGAGCTCGAGCAGGAGACCTATAAGAAGATCGACGGCTATCTCGCCGGCGAGAAGAACGTTCACAAAGCCTTCTACAGCAAGGTCGCCGTCGATGATTCCGGTAAGGCGCTGCCAGGCTGGGAGATAGTTGTGCTGGACAACAAGATCCAGGACGAGGCCTGGCTGCGCGCCTACGGTACCGCTGAAATGGCTATTACATCAGGTCTCGGGCTGTCCCCATCGATCAGCGGCAAGGTGCTGCCGAACGGACTGGGTACCGGATCCGGCAGCGACCTGAGGGAACAGTTCAACTTCCAGATGCAGGTGAAGACGGCCATGCCACGGCAAACGACGCTGGAGCCCTGGGAGTTTATCAAGCGCATCAACAAGTGGCCGAAGGATATCCACATGGGTTATCGCAACGTGATCCTGGAGAGCACCGACAAGAACCCGACCGGCTTCACCAAGCAGAATGAGCAAGCACCTACGAGTAAGAAGGACGAAATGAGCGTATAGCCAATGCTGATCACCTCCATAGCCGAACTGAAAGCATACGTTGCCATCGATGGTAACTCAAAGATTGCCACGTTCACCTCATTTATAAAGGGTGCCGAGCAACTCTACATTGTTGATCTGTTGGGCAAGGCGTTCTATGATGAGTTCCTCGCTCTATATACTGCGTCAGTAACTGGTGAGGAACCAACGCCTTTGAGTGCCGAGAATGCCGCACTGCTGCCGTACATCCAGCGGCCGTTGGCCAACTATGCTATGCTCAAGGCCTGCGTGCCACTGGCCGTAACGTTCGGCGAGATGGGAATGAGACAACAGCGTGCAGACAATAACGACCCGGCCTCCCGGTGGCTGCAGGAGAAAAACCAATTCGAATTCCTCAAGGAAGGCGACCTCCATGCGGACAAGCTGTTGGAGTTCCTGGAGTCGAACGCCACTGATATCAACGACTATGCGACCTGGCTCTCAACTGCCGGCACGAAGAATAGCGGGTTCATAGTGTATGGAGTGGCGATCGCCAATAAACACATCGACATCAATAGCAGCAGGCGCGTATTCCTGAAGCTCCGTCCAAAGCTGCAGGAGATCGAGCGGCGCATGGTTCCTAAGTGGATCGGCCAGGCACAGTACGAGGACCTGGTGACGAAGCTGAAGGCACAAACCTTGTCCGATGAAGAGAAGGACCTCGTGGCGAAGATCGAGCCGATCGTGTGCAAGCGCGGGCTGTTCATGCAGTTGCCATTCATGCGCGTGCAGATCACCGAGAACGGGATCTTCGTCTACAGCGGCACTGATGACCTGTACCTCCTGGGCAAGCTCGCCGCCAAAGAGGACGTGAAAGAGCTCCGGCTGCAACTCGCGGATGGTGAGTTCGGATATCTGAACGACGAGGAGAACCTGAGGGCTTTCATCGCTGATAACATCGATGACTATCCTCTGATCGAAGCCAGCACCGCCTACACTACACCCAGGGCCCCTGGTCCTACCTGGAATCCAGCGGATCCGGATCCTGATGACAAATACTTCGCTGTATGAGCATGGGAAAACAAGAGCCACGCGCCGCACTTCTGGCCAGGATGGACGAGCGCCTCAGGCACATGGATGAAAAGCAGGAAGGCCTGATCAAGGAAGTTCATAGCCTTCGCGTCCAGGTCTCAGATCTGGCTACCTGGCAAGCAGGGATCCGCGGCAGCTGGAGAACGGTGCTCATTGTGAGTGGCATGTTGGCATTTATAGTCAGCCTGGCAGTAACGCTAATCGCAACACAATGAACAATCTGACCTTAACACGCGATACTCTGAAGGCTTGTCTGCCGTATGCGAGCGAGGCAAACATTAACCGCTTCCTGGATCCCCTCAACGAGACTATTTCCAAGTACGAGATCAATACGCCGGCACGCCTGTCGTGCTTCCTGCCTCAGATCGCACATGAGTCAGGTTGCCTGAAGTATGTGCTGGAGATTGCGAGCGGTGAGGCCTACGAAGGCCGCCGGGACCTGGGAAACATACAGCTGGGCGACGGAGTGAAATTCAAGGGCCGTGGGCTAATTCAAATCACGGGCCGCAACAATTACACTACTCTTTCAGAAGAGTTCGCTGTAAGGTTCACCGATCACCCGCAGAAGCTTGAAGATCCGCTCTATGCTGCACTGTCAGCTGGTTGGTTCTGGAAGTGGCGGGGCCTGAACCTGATTGCTGACAAGCCCGACGATTGGGTGAAGGAGTGGAAGGGCAGGAACTACAATCGCTTTGAATGGATCACGGTAAAGATCAACGGTGGCCTGAATGGTCTGGCTGATCGCCTGAAGTACTATGAGATCGCTAAAGAGACCTTCCCTATATGAAGCCATTCAGACAAACCAAGGCATTCGAGATAATCAAGAAGGTGGCGCCTCACCTGGTGAAGGGCCTTGAAAATATCATCCCGGGTGGGTCGATCATTTCAGGCATTATCGACTCCCTGAAGAAGGAAGGTACCCCCGTCAGCCCGGAGGAGATGGATGCGCTGTATTCATTCGAGCGGGAGATGTACGAGCTGGAGATCCAGTCAGTGCATAACGCCCAGGATATGAACGTGGCAATTAATCATTCGCAGCATGCAGGCTGGCTGGCGAAGAATACGCCAAGCCTGATAGCCCTCGCTTATACGGGGTTTAACTTCTGCATCTACGTGATGATTCTGTTCGGATCGTTCACGGTTGACAATAACATGGCGATCCTGATCGTGAATTCGATCACCAACATTGCCATGCTCATCGTGTCGTTCTACTACGGCAGTTCAAACCGATCGCATCACAACGACTCGAAACCCACCGGGAAGAAGCTATGATCACACCCCCTGTATTCCACATGCCCGAAGTTATTCCCGCCGGCACCCTCGAGGAATGGAGGAGATCTCTGCCGTCCTTGAAGGGATCTGTTCCTAAAAAGGTCCTGGAATTTATCAACGGTGTGTCTTCGATGCTGCCAGCCTTCAGGGAGTATCAGAAGGAGAATGACTACATCACCGGCAGGGAACTCTTGTTGTGTGGCATGACGGAGTGGGATAGTGTAACCATAGTGGCCTCGAAAATCTATTCGTTGCCGGTACCCAAAATGCAGGCCGTCGACGAGCGCAGCACCATGTTCCGGATCTTCCGTAAGCGTGGCAAGCAGGGATTGATTGACTACGTGAAGTTTCAGTTCAATAGCCACACGCAGAAAAAACTATTAAGGCATTTGCATGTAGAGATATTCAACGAGCAGGATCCGGCAGCAAGCCGCGACTTCACCGACCTGATGCAACAGATCACCAGTGAAAGGGCACAATGAAAAAGAGCCACAAAGTCAGCGATCTGTTCTTCACCTCATGGAAGGACCTGCAGGACCGGCCCCGGATCCATGCTGAGGTCTATGGCCTGAACCTTCAGATCAAGCAGACCGACCGTGCCAAGCCCGAGTACGGCTACCAGCTGATAGCAATCCTCCGGAGGCTCCGGAAGAACCTGAAACTGGTCGACAAGATCAACGAGGTGCAGGCAGTGGATATCTTCAACGACCTCACCTTCCTGGACGAGCCCTGGTATCATTTCCCGGTCCGCAAGATCAAAGCCGGCAAGCTCAATCTGGTGGGCCCGGATGAACACATGGCTCGCCACTCGTTTGATCACTTCATCTACGCCGACAACGAGTTCACCAGGTCGATGACTGATGGTGGATCCATCCACTACATCCGGAGACTGGCCGCAACGCTGTACAAGCATCAGGGAGAGACTACCCTCGATCGTGAATCGGTTGACGATCGAGTGATTGACATGAAGGTGCAGGATTGGGAGCTGCAGCTGATCGCGGCTACATTCGGTCACATCCGCGGCTTCATCACGAAGCGCTGCAAGCACCTGATGCCGGCGCCGGTGAAGCCCGAAGGTCAGGACGAGCACCAGGTGCAGCCGACCGGTCCCATGTGGCAGACCCTGAAGCACCGCCTGGCCGAGACGCCGGCGTTCCAGGGCTTCGACAAGGCCGGCAGCGCGAACATTTACGATTGCCTCGACTACCTCGAGGATCTAGCTAAAACGCAATCCAGGAAGAATGTCAACGCTGCTTAAACTCACCAACCTGATATCCTACCGGGCGTACTTCCAGAACGTCGCGCTGAAGCATAAGCTGATCAATGGCTTCAAGTGGGGAGATATGGACGTGGTCCGTAATGACAACCGGAGCGACATGCCGGCATCTTTCCTGTGGGCGCAACCGTACGAGAGGGTTCCCTACGGAGATCCGGACAGTGACAATATCACAAAGCGGAAAACCGCCCAGGTAGCGTACCTGAAGGTAAGAACAAGCGAGACGTTCAGCGACATCGATGCTGACTACGACGCTGCAGAGGCGATCGTCGAGCAGATCATGGCGAAGATCCTCAAGGATAAACGCGGCGGGATGGTGGCCGCTGACTACTCACTGATCGCTACATCAATCTCGACCTGGTCAACGGCACCGGTGCACTACCTGTTCGGAAGTACCGAGTACATCGGATGGGAACTGAGGATTGATTTCAAGGACAACGCGAACCTGCAGTACGATGAAACTAAATGGGATCCATAGGCCATGGCGCTGATCAAAACATTCTTTGCGCGGGATCCTCACCTGATGCTCAGCTTCAACGCCGTCGACGGCTGGGAGCTGCTGGACAACTACCGGTTTTATGTGGCTGTGGAGATCCTCGAGGCGGACGGCGTCACCTGGACGCAGGTGATGGCCAGCGAGCATACTCCCGATACCACTGACACGGTAAAGGTAAATGTGAAGCCTGCCTTTCGCGGTGTCTTCGCACCGGTGCCTCCCACGTTCAATCTTCCCTATGCCACAGAGCAGTCGCTCGAGGAGTGGAATAAGACGATCATCCGATTCCGCACCAAGAGCGGCCAGTTGACCGGCACAGAAATAGTTCCTGCAGCGCCTACCACAACGGCGGACTACCTGGTGATCATGGGTGGCCTGACAAAGTTTAAGTTCAAAACGATCGCGCCCTTCTTCACCAGCTACCTGGTGGACAACAAGAAGTTCATGACCTGGGCGCCACTGGAGAAGATGGTTGACAAGATGCAGGAAGACTTCCTGAATTTTTACTTCTCCGAAGCGCCGCCGGCGAATACCGTCAGGACCAGGATCACCGCCTACTATGACGACGCAACCAGTGAGACTGCAAACGTCCTGGAGCAGGTTGTAGTGGCGTGGGGCCTGGATACTCAGCTCTGGAGGATCCAGGCGGGTCCGCTGAATAGTGGTGCCTACACGATCAATCTCGAAAAGAACCTGGTGAAGTACGAGATCTGGCTGGCCGACAACGCTAACGTCGCGCTATCGGAGAAAAGGACATACATCATCGACCCGGTGTCCTATCCTAACAAGCGGTTCCTGCTGGTCCTGAACAGCCTCGGTGCGTGGGAGTCCCTGCGGTTCTATGGGGACACGGTAGAACGCGAGCGGTATCAACGCCAGGTCGTCAGGGTTAATCTGCCCGATGACTACGCGGCCACCCAGGGTGAGTACGCGCAGACGTTCGTGGAAGGCCAAACTGCAAAGGAGATGGGCAGCGGGTATTTCCTGGAGACGGACTCAAAGGAGTGGCTGTTGTATATGCGCGACCTGATGAAGTCACCGAAGATATTCGATGTAACAACTGGCACCCGGCGCCCATTGATGATCACGTCAGGGGAACTCGCCGGCCCCCAGTCCAGAAGCTATAAGCATTCGGTTCGGTTCGAGGCTATCGAGGCGTACAGCGATGAAGTTTATACTCCCGACAATGCATGATTGGAATAGAGATCATTGGAACAGGAGAATTCCTCGAGCTCTTCGACAATACAGTCGTGGACCTGAGGCTGAAGAACCCACTCTTCGCTGATGACGATATCATCCCGGGATCCATAAGCCTGCCCTTTGAAGTGCCTGGTGGCCAGCCTTCACCCCGGAACAGCCGGCTGCTGAAGAACCCTGATGTGGTGAGCAATCTCCTGGCACCGGTTAAGACGCCGGCCAGGCTTTGGTATGAAGGCAACCCATGGAAGACCGGCGAGCTGATCGTGCAAAAGGCAAACCCGCGCACGGTCTCCCTCAATTTTCGATTCGGGCTCACTACAACGTCCGAGGAATTCAAGACCCTCAGGATCCGCGACCTTGTTGCGGAAGATGTGGTGATGAATGAAGGTGTCTGGCACAAGAAGATCGACGTTAAACTGCTCCACATCACTGCTAACCACAAAGTCACCATCAACGGGAAGGACTACGAATTCCAGGGATACGTCGGTGGCGTGTTCATCAATGGCATTAACTATGGCCACACCAATACCTTCGAAGGGGTTGCCGAGGCGTTCAGGGATTGTATTATGGATACATTCCCAAATGGCGTTGTAGCTGAGTACACCGGCGGGAACCAGTATTTCACAGTACGCGTGCCGGATCCCAACACCCTGGATATGCCGCTAAGCGTGTTAGTCGATGACAAGCAATACTGGCTTCTCGGCAGTACTCTCTTTGAGGCAGCATACAATGCTCCGATACAGCTATGGTTGAATGGTCACTTCCATGCAGCCGGTCCACTGCTCTCAGGAGACATCACAACGAAGATCAGGTTTCCGGTCGTCTGCAATAAACTCTATGACAAAGACCTGATCTACCTGGACGCGGTGAACCTGGTGGATGATACCGGGTTCGTGCTCAACAAGCCCGTTGCTAACCTCGCCTTTGAACCAGATAACAGGACTAGTGTGTGCCCTTTCGTTCTTTGGAGCTACGTGCTGGACGAGGTCCTGGCCTCGATCGGGATCCAGGGCACGGGTGATTTCCTGACAGACGATGACTTCCTGGCGGCGATGATCCCCCATTCCAACAGCCTGGATGTACTGACCACAATGACCGGCACGAAAGAGTGGGTTGGCTGCAAGGACTCCTTCAACATAAGGGACTTTGTTCCGGACTGGACCGTCCCCGAGTTCATCAAGGCCCTTCAAAAGAGATTCAACGTTGGCATAGACTACAATGACAGTACGAAGCGGATGGAGTTCGTGAAGCGGGAAGGCATTCATGCCGACAGGACCTACAAGGATATCACGGCAATTTGTGGTACAGTGGAAGAGGTAGAGCCCCCCATGGTAACCGGCGTTCGGATTAAGACCGTCCGGAACACGAAAGACCTGCTGTCATCTACGGAAGACAAGTTTGAAAGTGGTGACCCGAATCTTGAAATCCCCAGCGAGATCTCCGGATGGACAGCACAACAGGCCCGGAGTTTCATTACCGGGACATCGTGGACCGTTCCGGTGGCCAGCATCAGGAAGGATGCGACGATCGTGCCGGCGATGCTTTTTTACACAGAGAGAAGCACAGCGGGCACCCTGGCGGTGGACTATGGCACAGCCAACATCGATCTGAGCGACTGCACCTTCGTATTCGCCGGCGCCGGCGGCATGGCCACCATTCGATGGAAGAGACACCTGCGGTTCCTGCTCAACCGGAAGTTGGTGCCGGTGGATATCGCTTTTGAGTTTCGCGATCTGCTGAGCATTAACTGGAAACAGAAGGTGCGGCCGGTCGAGGGGTTGAACTGCTTCATCAATACGATCAGCGTGCGGCTGACCATGCAGGGCGTTGAGAGAAGCAAGTGCGAGCTGTGGACCACTGATCTCGGCATACTGCCATGATGGAAATTGACGTCGACACGTTCACAACTGTTGCGCTCCGCCTTGAGCAGCTGGCGGCGTTCTTGTTTGTACTGTTGGTTTGCGCACTCGAGGATCTCGACGACCAATGGCCCAGCTGATCCCCAAGGAGATCCAAGAGCGGCTCAATGCCCTGGCCAGGGCGAAGGCGAGGGAGTTGCTCGAGCGGGCGAAGAAGGTTCTCAGCGGTCCAAAGTATGTCGGTCGCGGGGAGCTGCTGGAGAGCCTGAGCGTGACCGTGACGCTGGCCACCGACGCTGCCAGCCCGGTGATCACGCTGACGTTCGCCGAGCAGGGAAGGTTCTTCGAGGTGAAAAAGATGATATGGGGCAAGGTGCCCGAGCTTAAGAAGATGGAAGACTGGGTGAGGGGAAAGGGAGTAGATCGGTTCAGGTACATCAGCGGATATGCCGGCAAGAATGCGAACCTCAGTGAGGAGCAGAAGATAAAGAAGATAGCTGCCGGCATCGCATGGTCGCAGCGGCTTCACCAAACGATGTGGAAACCGAAGAAATGGAGAAGGACAACTCTGGTCGAACTGCTGAAGGACTTGAACGCTGAGACAGGGGAAATATGGCGTGAAGGAATTGTAGTGGCAGTAGAACAGGAGCTCATAAAAAAGTAAAGGCTATGGCAAACATCGACATCGAACTCGCGAACGGGCAGAAGGCTGGAGAGACACTGAAGCAGCTTCGCTTCCAGGCTGCAGCGCTGAACAAAGAGATCAGCACATTAAAGCCGGGCACAGAAGGATTTGCTAAAGCCAGTGAGAGTCTCAACCAGGTGAAGGATAGGATGAA